ACTATTGCTCCTAACGTTACTCTTACTATTAACTACAATGCCCAACTCATAGTCGACACCGCCGCCACACTTACTATTGACAACGGTGGTACAATCACCAATTATAACGAAATCGCCAATGACGGTACACTTACTAACTCGGGTACTATAAATTCTATTGACATGTATTGTAAAATTAATAACATTGGTACAATCACCAATAATGGTACACTTACTAACCCGGGTGAAATTGAAAATTTGGAGGCAGGCACATTCAATAACGGGGGTACAATCGACAATAAAACCTTGTCTAACTTCACCAATAACGGTACACTTACTAACTCGGGTGCTATAAATATGGAGGAGGAGTGTTTTCTTACTAACAGAGGCACAATCACCAATAATGGTACACTGGAAACAAAGGGGCAGATTTCGAATTTGGAGACAGGCACATTCAATAACGGGGGTACAATTGACACGTTCACCTCCTCTACTTGGTTCGGGTCTTTACCGGTGCTTCCAGAAATATTTAAGGGAGATATTAATCTTGACGGTGTGATCAATGAAACTGATTTAAGTTATATATTAAAACATTGGGGTGAATCTAATGTTCCATTCACTTCTCCCGGCGGTGGATTAATAAGCAGATTAATGGATAATATCAACAATAGAGATATTATAATCAAAGATAGAGATATTATAATAAAACAACTAAGAAACAACTAAGTTATTTTTATATTTTTTTATAACTCATAAATATAAATGAGTTATGAAGATTATTTAGAAGCATACAATACATTTTGGGAATTAAAAGAAAAATATGACAAAAAAAGAAATGGAACTATTAAAACACTTAAAAAAAAGCACCCTAGAAATATTCCACTAATCAAAGAAGAATTGCAGAAATTTGACGCAAAACGCCGATGTGTCAATTGTAATAAATCTGGAGGTACTATTTTTGAAATAACAGAAACACATTTAAAAGCACAGTGCAATGTTGAACGAAAATGTTCGCTTGACATTGACTTAAAAAAACCAAAACATGTCCATTTACCCACCATTATTCGGGAAAAAATAGATATTATTAGTAATATTAAACAAGATATCATGGTTTATAAATTAGATCTTCTTTTTCAAACCCAGAGTGAAGATATTGTCTTAAAGGAATTTAGAAGATTGAAGGAATTATTAGACGAAAATATTGATGAAAAAGATACATATCAAGAATTATATGATAAAAAAACCAAAATTCTTGAAATGGAAGAAAGCAATACTTTCAAATTAAAACAAGAATACGTCAATGAAAAACAAAAAGAACTTAACCAATTAACAAGTGATTTTAAAAAAAACATGAAAGAATATAAAAAAGAAGATAATAAACCCATTTTAATACATGCTATTGAAACTTATAAAAATACTATTTTACCACTGCAGGAAGAAATTAGAAAGCTGAAGTATGATAATATAAGCATTGAAAAAGAAGAAAACAAAAATTCAAAAGGTGCTTTAAAGATGATGCCAAAATATATTATCAACAAGACTGTACAGAGTATTGAAAATCAAATGACATACCTTTTTGAAAAAAGGTAAGAAAAACTACCTTTTGAAAAACTACCTTTTTGAAAAAAGGTAAGAAAAACTACCTTTGACATTCTTTCTACAAAAAAATTAAATAAAACAACATTAAAAATTAAATAAAACAACATTATATAGATGAAGTTCCTTAGTGTACCTGTTTTTATTCTAAGTTTATCAGTTGGTATTTTTTTAGTATATATATCTACACCACCATCTCAAATAATCTATGTCTATCCAAATCCTGACAATGAAGATAAGATAATGTTTAAGGATAAAGCCGATAATTGTTTTCGCTTTACATCGACAGAAGTAAAATGTCCAACAGATGTCAAAAAAATAAGGTCATATGACATTCAATAAAATTATATATGTATATATTATATGGATTTAAGGCGATTAATATACAGCGAAGCAGGGAGATACATTATTTCTATGTTATTAGGATTAGGATTAGCCACTATATTTAGAAAAGTATGTAATGAACGAAATTGTATTATATTCCGAGGTCCACCACTAAGCAAAGTTAAGGAACAAGTATTCAAATATAATAATAAGTGTTACAAATTTAACGAACAAATAGAAAAATGTGATGAAAGTAAAAAAATAGTAAATTTTGCGTAAATTAGTAAATTTTGCGTAAATTAGTAAATTTTGCGTAAATTAGATTATATACCTTATCTAATCTAATTTATATAATGGCTACCGAAATATCTGCCCTGCCTAATGAAGTATCTCAAACAAATAATGTTGTTATGCAAGTTAGTGATAAAGTTGAACAAAATGTCGCAAATACAATAAAAAATCAATCTACAACAGAATTAAGCCAAGACTCTATACATCAAATCGTTCAGGGGTTACAGCAAGCCCAAGGTGGTACTAGTTTACCCTCTAGAGATATACAGCAAAACACAGAACATATTGTTCAAGATGAACAAATTAAACCCAATTTTGTTCCTCAATCAGAAAACAATCAATATATAGAAGAAGAATCTACCACAATGGAGAATATGTTAAAAGAAAATCAAAGAAAAAAACAACAGGTAGATCGGTTAGATAGTCTGTATGAAGAGTTACAAACACCTCTTTTAACAAGTGTATTGTTCTTTATTTTTCAATTACCTTATTTCCAGAAGAATTTTATAAAATATGCCCCCTCCTTATTTACTAGAGATGGTAATTATAACTTCACCGGATATATGGTAAAAACACTTATGTTTGGTGTTTCAGTATACGGTCTAAGCAAACTAACCAAAACCTTATCTGATATTTAAGCAATATATATATATTTTATACATATATATATATATATATGTCAATTGATAAGAATAAAGTAAAAAAAAAAGTAAAAGAATTAAGGAAGGTTGCTAATAATCCAATACTTAACGAAATAGGCAATAGCAAATACGTTCATGCGTATAGCAAGAGAACCACAAATAACATTGGATGCAACAAGAGAGCAAATTTATAATTTTGTGATTGTGTATAAAGAAATTAGAACCTGGGCAGAATTTTCCGATAATTCTGAAATTATAAATAATTTATTTAGAGAAATATATGGTGAAGATATACTAACCTATGAAACTTTTATGATATATGATGATGAACATCCTCCTCGGTCAGAAAACAATGAGAGTGATAGTGATAGTGATAGTGATGAACCTTCATCAAAAACGACCAGTTCTTCTGGAGAAGCAAAAGAAAATAAATATGATGGTGAACGTCCTGATCATATTGATCCAGATATATGGGACATAATGAAAGAAGCCCAATGGGGTCAACAATCTACACCTGATGTACCACAACTTTGTCTAGATATGGTTAGACAAACTTCATTATCAAATCTTCCTGAACCAGAACAGTCCGAAGTTTTAGATGCTTGTATTAATCAAAATGACAAAGAAGTCTCAGAGATAATGCAAGATAGTCCTAGATATTATGGTATGAATTCTGCTATACAATGGAAAGACGCCGCACGAATAGCAAAATGGAAAAGATATAAAAGAGAAGGTCGGTTGGATGAACTTGACTATGATTTGTCGGATGAGAGAAATGAAGAAAATAAAGAATCGAAAGAAGGAGGAGGTAGAAGAAAGACCTTTTTACGAAAAAGGTCACAAAAACGAAAAAGAAGTGGAAAGCGTCGTAAAAAGACCTTTTTAAAAAAAATACCTTTGAAAAAGGTAAGAAAAACTAAACGTCGAAGAAAAACTAAACGTCGAAGAAAAACTAAACGTCGAAGAAAAACTAAACGTAAGATCTCTAGAAAAAGTAAGAAACCCAAAAAAAACGTAAGAAAAACCTAGACAAAAATAAAATAAATTTAAAATATATATGTTTCAAGATTTTTTAGCAAATCAATTTGGATTTACGCGAGAAACTGTTTCAATTATTTTAAAAGCATTACTTCTTCTTCTTCTTTCTATATCAGGTAATTTTTTAGCAGAAACATTAGGATGTAAAACACAATTTTATTTAGAAAATATGTACGTCAAACATTTATTGATTTTATTTATGATCTATTTTACAATTGATTTTACACAGGGAAACGAAGTTGTTAATCCTGTAATAAACATTAGACGAGCATTTATTGTGTGGATCCTTTTCCATTTATTTACTCATTTAGATATTGGCCCAACAGTAATTGTTTTATTAATGATTATGGTACTTTTCTTTATGTCTAATTATACGATTTATTTGGAAAAAATGGGGAAAAAAGATTCCCAATTAGACAAAACAATTAAAAAAGTCGAAAAGGTTTTATATGTATTAATTTTGAGTATTATTATTATTGGATTTTTTTATTATTATTTAGAAAAAAAAAATGAATTTGGGAAAAGATTTAATATATTGAAATTTGTGTTTGGTGTGAAGAAATGTAAAAGTATGAAATAAGATACGTTAAAATATTTTTAATAGAATGTATTTATTTAATAAATGAAAACATTAATATATGAACTATTTTCCGGTGTTGGATTTTGTAATCAATTATTTTCTCTAGAGACTGCTATCTATTTATCTAATATTATGAATAGAAAATTAATTTTAATAATTAGACATCCATTATGTCATTGTGGAAGAACCAGTTGGGATTATGGTAAATTTTTAGATTTTTTTAACAATAATTATAAACAATTTTTACCATATGGTATGGAAGTATATTATAAAACAATTTCTGGTCAAATATCAAAAATTATATCAAGTAAGGATTGTATAACAATAAATTTTCCAAGAAAATTTTCACAAATAGTTATTATTGATAAACATCTTTATACTGATGAAAATAAAGAAGAAATTAAGACATATAGACATTTTCGTGATGAATTTGTAATAGATTTTAATTCTTATGACCAAGAATATATATATATTAATAAAAGTAATGCATCAAGATGTTTCTATAATTTTTATACTACACAAGATAATTACATATTAATGTCTAAAATTTGTGAGTCTCTTACACATTTACATGAACCATTTAATATAATCGATTTAAATATTGATTATAAATATATTTTTGTACATTTAAGACTAGGTGATGTAAAACACAATAAAAATTATATAGATAATGGTTCAATGCAATATTATGATCATTTGAAAAATACTATAAATATTATTTATAGTATTAAAGAAAATAAGGATAAAAAATTAGTTATAATGACGGATAGAGTTGAAGGTTCTATTTTGAATAAACTAAATGATGAATTTGGTATTGTACGCACTGAAGAATTACTTAAAAATATTGAATACAAAAAGTATTTTAAGAATGCAAGGAGATTTGAAATAATAGATTTTTTGATTCAACGACAAATATGTTATAATGCTGATTATTTTATTGGATGTGAAGGCAGTACTGTTTCCAATTATATTCAATATATTAATTATTTAAATAACAAACCATATAATCTGTATGTATCTAAAGAGTTAGAGTTAAATGATAAAAGACCATCTTGGACAAATAAAAATGGATGTTGTGGAGCGGGAATTGGTTGGAAAATGTTTTTCCCTGAAAATATTGTGAAAACCCCAAATCTAAAACTAATTACATTAACAAATGATGGTTATAAAGACATGACAAGAAATCTTTTACTTTCAATGAAAAAATTGGGTATAGAAAAGAAATTAAAGATCTACTGTATTGGTAATGAGTGTTTTAACTTCTTTAAAACAAATTATCCGTTTAATGAAATAATACAAATAGATGTAGACAGTGACTATTTAAAAACATGGGTTGAATACAAATCTATACAAAATCCGGATATGGATGGAAAAAAAAAATGGGCAACCATTACATCATATAAAATTTATTGTATGAATAATGAGTTGGTTAATGGGAATGATATTATTTTTACAGATGGTGATATTGTTTTTGAAAAAAATCCATTTCAGTATTTAATAGATCAAATTAATGATAATGATCTTCTTATACAAAACGATAATCAAAGTTATAATAACCATGCTTTTTGCACAGGTTTTTTCTATATGCGTTCAAATGATAAGACAAAAGAAATTACAAACTTTAAATCGGTACAAGAAAATATAGATACATTCCAAAATGATCAACAATATTTAAGAAGATTTGAAAGACAATTAGACGTAAAATATTTGCCTCTTGAACTATTCCCTAATGGTAAATATTGGCGAACTAAACTCCCAAAATCTCCATATATTATTCATTTTAACTACGATAGTTCAACTCATAAAATAAAAAGAATGAGAACCTATCATAAATGGTATATTGACACTGGATTAAATTGTGAAAAAGTTTTTAATTATAATGATTACTTTTCATTTACAACTAAAGTTTCATTCCAAAATTGGATAGATCAAGATTTTAATGTTCAAGATGTTATTATAAATACATCAATAAAAGATGCAAGCGATAGTTTTGTAGAACTTCCAATAGGTGTTCAACATGATTATTTGAAATATTATTTTGCAGATAATAATAATGAATTTTTAAAACATAGTAAAAGAAATACAGAATTATGTCTTTGTTCAATGAATACGGGAACAGATATTGCAAGAAGAGTTAAAAATAAGGTAAATAGAAGATCAATACTTAATACAGTTAATAGCATGAAATTTGTATGTAATTTTAGATCAAACCCAGTATCTTATTTTAAAGAAATAGGAAAGTATAAATTTGTTATTTGTCCAGAAGGAAATGGAATAGATACACATCGTTTATGGGAAACATTATATTCAAAGGGAATTCCAATCGTTGAAGATAATGAATTAATGCGTAAAAAATGCGAAGGTCTACCTATTTTATGGACTAAAGATTATTCTGAATTAACTGAAGAATATTTAAATCAAAAATATACTGAAATTTTAAATAACGAATATAACTTTAAAAAATTATATATTTCTTCGTATAATGAGAGAGATGGAAAGGATTTATTTGATAAATCTAAATTTTGGTGTGATAAACGAAAATTAGGTAAGTTTTTTAATAGATATTATAATATTCAAGATATAAATAATAGATATAATCATATAAATCACTCTCCAATAATACAAAATAAATATTTTGCATTAAGGGATTGTAATGGGGTTACCCTTGATAAAAAATTAGATGATTTATTTAAAAGAAAAGATAAAGGGGTATTTATTGATGTAGGTGCAAATGATGGTATTAATCAAAGCAATACATTATATTTAGAAAAGACACGTAAATGGAATGGTATTTTAATTACACCTAATAAAGATAAACATAAAGAATGTATAAAAAATAGACCTAATAGTATATGTGAAAATTATGCTTGTGTATCACCCAATTACAAGAAAACAACATGTATAGGAGATTTTTGGAGAATTAACGGAAGTATAGATTGCTATAGAAGTAAATGTCATAATAAAGAAACTGTAAATTGTTGTACACTGGATTATTTATTAAATAAAAATATGGAGAGATTTCAAAAACAGTTTAGTAAATATTTAAAAACAGATATTGATTTACTGAAAATAGATACATGTGCTTTTGAGTATGAAGTTCTTCAAGGTATTGATTTAAATAAATATCAACCAACATATATTTTGATTGAAATTTTAACGCAAGATTATGATAAGATTTGTGAATATTTATCTAAAAATCAGTATACATTAGAAAGTAATTTTACTAATTATAATAAAAAACAAAATCGTAGATGGGATGGATCTCATAATGATTATTTGTTTAAAAGGATTTATACAGAAAATAAAAATTTGTCTCTCAAAGAGATTCAATAGTTTATAATAAATATTAATAAATATATTTATTATATATATGAACTATAAAATAACATGTATGAGAGGAATGCCTTCTCCAAATAGATTAGGTAGTAGTTTATGGAGATATACAGGAACTCTTATACGAGCACATAATAGAAAAATATTATGTAAAAAAATTTATTGTAAATATACAAATACATTATTATGTTCTATTATAAATAAGTATATTGATATTTATAATAAAAGTATTTGCGAAAATATAGATTATAGAACTTGTGAAAGTATTGAACTGGGCGAACGTGATCCTATGGTATTATTGACTTTACCTTTAGTGACAAGTAATGAAATAAAACAAGATTTATACTCATATTTTAATAAAAACATTCTTCCTGATATGACTCCAATATTGGAAAATGAAATTGGAAAAAGAAAATTTATAATACCAGAAAATTGGAAAAAAAGAGTGTGTATACATTTAAGATTAGATGATTGCGCTCAAGGCCAACATTCTGTAGATTATGATGGAAGAACATCTTATAACTTTTTTAAAGAAAAAATAGATAATGACGACAATAAATGGAATTGGAATGGTGATTATGAAGAATATTTTAAAAAAAATAATATTAAAATGATTGGGCGTGGTAAATCTTTATACCAATCTCCAATTCCTTATTACAGAATAGAAAAATTAATTATAGAAATAAAAAAAGAGTATCCTGGACATGAAATTGTTTTAATAGCCTCACCGTGGGGTGGCTATAAAATACCATTAAACTATAAACATATTAGAAGTGAAGATCCTGATTTAGATTTATTTTATCAAATTTATTGTGATGTACTAGTATGTTCTAGAAGCACTTATTCAATGATGGCTGGATTTTTTCACCAAGGAAGTAAAATAATTATGCCAAAATGGGGATATTCTGGGACTTGTGGTTTAGGAAGTAAATTCGATAAAAGTAATTTAAAATTTTATTATTAATTATTATAAATATGTGTTATTTTATTAATATTTTCTTTAATTAAATAATCATCATCTGTCTCTTGCATATTCTCAGTATGTTCTAGAAGCACTTATTCAATGATGGCTGGATTTTTCACCAAGGAAGTAAAATAATTATGCCAAAATGGGGATATTCTGGGACTTGTGGTTTAGGAAATAAATTCGATAAAAGTAATTTAAAATTTTATTATTAATTATTATAATGTTACTAAAAAATTTTTATATTTCTACAGTAAATAAAAATGAAAAATTTACAGGAGGGTGGTCTCAGTTATATTATGGTGTTATAAGCAAAGTAATTAATAATAATAATTATAAAAATTATTGTGAAGTTGGAATTGGTTATGGTACACATGTAAAATATGTATTAAAAACAACTGATATTGAAAAAGTTTATTTAGTTGATCCAATGAAATATTATGAAAATGATGGATTTCCATTAGATATTATAAATAAAAAATGTAGTAATCCCATAAAAAATGATAATAAATATGATAATTTTGAAGAACTTTATAATCTAATATCTGAATATCTTAGTGATTTTAAAAATAAAGTTTGTTGGATTAGAAAAGAAAGTGTTACTGTTACAGATGATGAAATACCAGATGAATCATTAGATTGCATATTTATAGACGGAGATCATTCATATGAGGCGGTAAGAAAAGATTTGAAATTTTGGTGGAAAAAACTAAAAAAAAATGGTTCAATGCTTGGAGATGATTATTACATGGGTGATGTTAAAAGAGCGGTTAACGAGTTTGCAGAAATGATCGATCAAAAACCAGAATTTTTAACAAATAGTAAAGATAATAGGTATCAAATTTATAATTTTGTTAAAAAGTAAGTTTTTTATATTTTTAATATATATATAAAATGTTAATTTGTATTTATTCTAATTGTCAGTTTAATGGAATTATACCAAATTTAAAAACAAATTTAAAAAATATAAATATAATCGCACTTGAAAATTATAGTTATATTATAAAAAAACACAAATTACCTATAGAGAAATTATCTAAGGTAGATGTTTTTATATATCAACCTATTAGAAAAGAACACGGGATATATTCTACAGTTGATAATATGACAAATATTATAAGTTATCTTCCAAAAAAATGTTTAAAAATATCATTTCCCTATATTTATAACTCTGGTATTTGGGGATTAACAAAAGATGCAATTAAAAAAGATGATGGTACAACACAAGGAAATAGAGATTGTATTTTAGAATTAAAAAATAAATCGCTAGATGATATCATTGATATGTATAAAAATAATAAAATAAATTTTAATTATAAAAAAAGATTTAATTCATCATTAAGTAAATTAATAGAAAAAGAAAAAATATGTAATATTAAAATTTCTGATTTTATAGTAAGTAATATTAAGAAAAAAAAATTATTTTTTACTCAAAATCACCCCACACCATTTACATTTACACATATTTGTAAGCAAATACTTGATATAATTAAATTACATTATCCTGAATATATTATAAATTTAACATACAATTATGTTAGTTACAATTCTTTGTGTAGAGGTCTCAAATGGCCTATTTGTGAAAGTGATATTAAATATTGGGAATTTGAATATATATCTAAATCTGAAGAAGGTTCCGATGATTATTACATTGATTTAATAACTAAATATTACAATAATAATAGCAGACACAATGAGGGTATTGCGGATGTATATTATTAAATATATAATTTATTTGAAAATTAATTTATTTGTAATAAATTAATTATTTACTATTAATATATGAATCAAGAATTTGTTGTAATTGAACCATGGTCTGGTTTATGTAATAGACTACGTGCAATATTTTCTTTTTATAAGTTATCAAATAAATTAAATAAGCAATTTCTTGTTGTTTGGCATTGTCATAGAGGAAATCCTTGTAGGGGTAATATATTGGATTATTATGACAACTTGTAGGGGTAATATATTGGATTATTATGACAAAATACCAAATGTAGATTATATTATTTTAAAAAATAAAGACGAAGTATCAAATCATACATATAAGGGTATCCAATTATATCAAAGGAATAATAAACAAAATAAACCATATAATATAAATTCAACTGGTGGAGAATATTGTAATGGTTCAAGTCCAGAATATTGTGGAAAATATAGTAATTTATATCAAGAATTAAAATTAAAACCATACATGCAAGGTATAATTAACAATAATAAATTAAAATTAAAAAAATATATATATCAGTTCATATAAGAAGAACAGATCATAAGCATCATGAACAAGATGAAAATTATATTAATTTTCTTAAAAAATATCCAGAATATAATATTTATATAGCATGTGATAATTCTAATACACAAAATAAATTTTATGAATTATTTAAGGATAGAATACTTATAGAAAAACATAAGGCTGGAAGGGACGCGGGAAGTCGATTTACAGACTTAAAAGACACAATTATAGATTTACATATGTGTATTGAAAGTGATATATTTTATGGGACACATCATTCTAGTTTTTCAGAACTTATATATTCTAAAAGATATTTTGATAATAAAATGAATGATTATGAATTAAAAATTGCTAAGAAAAAGGGTGCAGTAAAAATATAATACACATTTCGTCCTTTTCAAAAATTATTTCAGTATCATTATTATAAATATTACAATTTTCAAGATTATCTTGTAAAGCCAAATATCGTTTTTTAAATAAATTACAATCTTCTGGTAAATAAAACATAATTGATTTAGATTTTGTTTTTTCTTTATTATTTATTTTATAAATATTTTATAATGAGATTAATGAAATTTGTTTACTTTTATACGAATAAATTATTTTCGGTTTAAATTTTTTTAAAGGTTCATAATTCACAGATAACCTTCTATATTCGCCATTATTTATATCAATATTATCACTTTTCTGATTACCGTCATTAATAATTAAAATACATTTGAATTTTTTTTCTTTAATTATAAAATTTAACAAATCATCTATTGATTTGTTAGATAAATGTTGTAAAACATCTTTTAAAATACATAAATCTCCTGATTCTATTTCTTCTTTATTTGTAACAAAATCTAAGTGTACAAACGTATGTTTAGAATATTTTTTTTTATGTGATATTATTAATTTTTTATATGCGTCATAACCAATATAATTAATATCAGGTAATCCCTCATATATTAAATATGAAGACTGTAGATCACCGCATCCTAGATCTACTACTTTATTTATTTTATTTTGTATAATAAATTTTTTCACAAATTCTATATATGCTTTACATTGATTTAATTCTGAACCACCCCCGCTTGTACCTTTATATGAATTATCTATTGAACTGTTATGACCCCATACATTATTTTCATATATTTGTGTAAAAATATCTATATTATTCATATTAATATATATTGTTTTATATTGTTTATATCATATTTAATTGTAATATTAAATATGATGTATTTGTAAATTAAATATGATGTATTTGTAAATTAAATATGACGTATTTGTTATTTTTATTAATAATTAAAACCGTATCTTTATAATAAATATTGCATTTTTCTAAATTGTCGTGTAGAGACAGATATTTTTTTTTAAATAAATTACAATCTTCCGGTAAATATATCATTATTGCCTTTGATTTTATTTTATTATTTATCATAAATAAATGAGTAATATTATTTATATTTTCTCTAATAAAATATAATTTTTTTTCAAGTTTATCATTTTTTTCAACTAAATCAAAATTATCCAAAAATAAATTATCATTTTTTTCAATTATTTTTTCAAAGTTTATATGAATATTTAAATCAAATTGATTTATCCAATGGTGATGATTATACTGAAATTTTTCTTCAGCCAGTTCTTTAAAATGACCCAGTCCCCATGTTTGCCATTTTATACCTTGTTTAATCTCTAACACGTTAAAAATAGCAATGGCTCGTTCTGTAAATCCACCTATTACACCCCAATGGGTTTGTGATTCACAACCATTATATTTTAATACCCATATTTCATCACATAATATTTCCAACCATCTGCATAATTTTTCAAAAATATGTGTAGGATAAATATTTGTTTGCCATAATGAAAACGGTAATCCTTCTAAATCTTTTTTTGTATGATTTTTATTAAAATGTTTATTGTAACTATCCATAAGAAAATTACAATTTCTTAATGTTGGATGCATCCAGTTATGCCATGTATTGTTAGATACAATATTATTGGTTGTCCATTCAATAATTATTTTATTATTTTCTAATTTTGGTAGAGGTTTATCATGTGTCATATCATATTGGCAAAACCCAACATATTCTTTATCTTTATATAATTTATTCCAAAATACATGCAAATATACGGATGTTTCCATATATCCCCTTTTTTGTAAAAATGGATTATAAATAGGTAAATCATATTCTATAACGTTTTTGTAATTTTTATTATTTACTATATTTTTAGAATGTAACTCATTTACTCCGAAAAATGTAAAATTTTTCCTAATTATATCTTCTGTGTAACAAGATTTAAAAATTTTATCAGGGTGAACATTTTTGTGATAAACTATAAAAATTTCAATATCTGTCATTTATATAATATTATATTTATTTAATATTATAATTTAAACAATATAAATTTAAGCATTAATTGTTTTACCGTGACTTTTATGATAATACGTTAACCATTTTTCTACATGTTTTGAACAGTCTATATCAAATAAATAGTACATCATTTCTCCCCATAAAGGTAGATCTCCCCACCTATACTGATATATTCCATTGCTTTTATCTATATATTCATGATATTTTGAAAGTATATCCCATTTTTCTCTTATTTTATTCAAATCCATTCCAAATATATTAGTATATGGACCAACTTGATTACGAGACTTAATATTTTTAAAATTATTTTCTTTTAAAAAGTTCATTGTAGTATTATTTAAATTCACAACTACAAATCCTGGATCTCCAAATACATGACCATATAAAAATGGTGAATTATTATTAAGTAAGTGTTCAAATGCTCTATCAATCGAAAATCTAATAAAACAATCTTCGTCTATTCTTAAAACATATTGATAATCTTTTACATAGTGATAAAAGTCTTTAAACCAAAAATTACACATATGTCTATATCCATATCCCCACCAAGGTTCATCTGTTCTAGGATAAAACGTTGTATTTTCTTTTTCTTTTAAGAAACATTTATCTGAAATATTAATAAATTTCATTATAAGATTTGGTTGTTTATTCTTAATATGAGTTTGATGTTCATCTGTAATATTACCTTCATGAAAAAAAAGCAAAGGAATTGTTTTATCTTTTAAATTTCTATCAATATTTATATTCCTTTCGAGTAATACATTGTATTTATTAATATCATCATAACCACGTGTAAGAACTAAAATTGCTCTAGACATATATATATATATATAATAAATATATTAATTTTTTTTTTAATATAATTTAAAATTTACTAAGAAATAATATTATAATTTATAATTATAGTTAGTATCAATTATTAAATCTATTATTTTATTGTTTTTCTTCAGAGAAAAACAATTACTCCAAAATTTTATATCTTCATAAGTTTGATCCCAACATTCATCATTAACCTTAAACAATTTTTTTGTACCAATTCTATATGTATCAAAATTATTTTTTGATAAGAAATCAACAATATCCTTCATTGGGTTTTTTATTCCTGGTCCACGATGATCATCTAAACAATCACTGCATTCAAACACTATATACTCTGTTTTGTTAAGGTATTTTTCAAACCCTTTTATTACATTACTATCATTACCTTCTACATCAATTTTAAGAAATTTTATTAGTATATCTTTATTTTTAAAGTGTTGATCTAAAACATCTTCTAATCGTTTTACTTTTGTTTCGCATATAAAATTCCCACCACCTCTTAATCCTGCAATACCATTCCCTATTTTATTATCTGAATTTCCTTTCCAATTATAAAAATTAGCAACTGTATTTACATTTGATAATGCACACTTATAAAGTGTAATATTTTCGTTTGAATGAATTTTCTTTTCTATTTCAGGTATATTTACAGGATTAGGTTCAAAACATAAAATCTGAGAGTTATATTCACTACAAATTGTTTTTAAGTTTTGTATATAATCCCCGACATTACATCCTACATCTATTCCTACTATTAATTTGTCAGTATCATATTTCTTAATTACTTTTATAAGTTTCTTAATTAATAAATTATGTGGGTTATCACTTCTGAATTCATGTCGTTTTTGTTTATAATAATCAACAATATTTGATGTTATTTCCATATTATACACTTAATTTCTATAATATTATGGAAATTTAAACACATATAAAATATTTAATTTTAAATTCAAAACTGATTAAAAATTAATAAATTAATAAATAAAAAAACAAAACATAATATCCCCTAAAATCCCCACAAACTCTTTTTTTTCTTTTTTCTGGACCGAGATTTTCTAGTTAATTTTCTCTTATATATTTTGTTTTTTCTAGATAATTTTCGGGTTTTTCGTGATAATTTTTTCAGTTGTCGTTTGGATTTATTATCTTCTTTTTTCTGAGAGGGAATATAGCGTAAAAACCACCATTCATATTCCTTTGTACCTCTTTTATTCTTTAATTCTTTATATTTTTCTAATTTTTCGGCTCGTAAATTTTCTTGAGTAGATTGCTCTCCATAGCATTCTATACTATATCTTTTCAACAATCCTTTTTGTTTTAATCGGTTTTGTTGTAATATTTTAAATAAATATTGACTCATGCAAAGAATACGATTTACATTGTAGTATGGTTTGTTAGTATACATAAATGCCAAGTAAAAACTAAGCATAGTATCCAATGTTGCTATTCTTATTTTGCGATTATCAACTGTAACCGTATTATAACTATGACATGCTATAGGTTCATAAATAAAGGCAAAAGTTTCAGGACCAATACTTACTTCATAATGTGTTGGTATGGTTTCACCTATGCCTTTATGTTTTTTAATTTTTATATTTTTTATTCCTGAATCAATCAGTCTTTCTTTTAATATTCTGGTTGTTGTTTCTGGTTCAGTAGAAAGTACATCAAAATCTGGAACTTTTGGTACTCTTTTTCCCTTAAATTGTTTTAAATCTTGCAAATACATGCGATTTGCCATTGCACCGAAAAAAATGCACCCTTGCGCAATCAGTGTATTTCTCACAATAACAAATAATTTATCTTGTAAATCATCTAGAAATTCATCTTCTTCTGTATATGTTTCATGTTCCCTTTCACCACCCTTTTGCGAGTTGGTATTTGATTTTTTTTTATTGCTTTTATTGCTTTTTGTGCTTTTATTGCTTTTATTGCTTTTCGTGCTTTTATTGCTTTTCGTGCTTTTATTGCTTTTATTGCTTTTCGTGCTTTTATTGCTTTTCGTGCTTTTATTGCTTTTATTGCTTTTATTGCTTTTTGTGCTTTTCGTGCTTTTATTACTTTCCGTTTTTCTTACCTTTTTTGAAAAAGGTATTTTTGAAAAAGGTATATCTTTTGATCCAAATTGGAACAATCTCTGAATATCTTCGTCCTGACAATTTTTACCTCTTAAAGGATAATGTTTATTTAAGAGTGTTAAACGTTTTAAAACTTTTTCCCATCTACTTACATCACCGTTAGGTCTGCTTAATTCTAAATACATTAACATTCGTAAGAAATTGGGAGGACTATATTTAATCCCAGCAACTTGAATAGCATGTTTGGATATTTTTTTAAAAATGGGAGGTGCTAAATAAGTTATATCAGCGACAGGTATAAAATTAACAAACACTTTAAAAGTTCCCGGATGAAATCCGGATTTGGCTTCAACCTCATTAAATCCTTCTTTATAATACATATCTGCTAATTTTTTGGCATCTTCTAAAGGAGTTTTAGAGAAGAAATCATAATCGGGAAGTTCAAATGATTTATCATAGAATTGATCTTCCAATGGCAATATATTATTGATAGCCGTACCACCGTAACAAATTTGCTTATTTATTTTTAAAAAATTTTCAACAATATTAATAATTCTTTTTATTTCGGGATTATTTAATTTATGCGATCCTAATTTTTTATCTATTTTATCTACCGCACTTCTTAATATTGATAGTTCACAATCTTCAAATGACATATTTTTTTGACAAGACATTAATATATAGTCTTAAAAAAAATTTATAATAATTATTAAATTTTTATAAATTTCAAATGTTAAATATAGACTAATATTAAATTTTAGGATTATATACTCCACCCAACATGCTCATCTTACGAGGACCATAAGATAATTTCTTTTCTTGTTTCTTAGGTTTTGCGATCTTTGTTTCAAAATATCGTAAATGATTAGGTTTTAATCTAAATGCACTGCCAGTATCTGAAAAGAATTTTATATATTGCATTAAAAATGCATCTATTTCACTAAAATTCATCATGACCATTTGATTACCTAATTGATGATGTATAGCGCCTGGTGGATTTTCTCTCACCTTTGTAAAATCAGGACGGGTAATACCAATAAATTTCTTATTCTCATTTATCATAGATTTTCTATCTGGCGTCTGTATAACATCAATACTCTTATTAATATTCACAAATGGCATACCGCTACCATCCTTAGCTTTCCCTGACATATTTACAAGTGCTTCGAACGGTGTACCTCTATAATTGTTTAGTGGATCTTCTATTATAATAATTACTTTTCGTTGTAAATCTAAAATAGGTATATTAGCAATAATATCCCTACCTGTTTTATTAAATTTCCCATCATAACCATATTTTTGCGGTAAAAACATTCCTGAAAACGTTTTATTCATAATTGTTGACATATTTCTAAAAACATTTCTATTATTTGTTTTTATTCTAAAACTCAAAAAAAGTGGATCATTTGAATTAGGCGATATCGACCCTGAAAAAGCCATCATCTTTATTTGGTTCATTACCTGAGAAAAAGGTAAACTATTATAAGTACCTTTTAAAAGATATTTTCCATTCGCACTGGCTTCTTCACCTGCTGCAATAACTGGTTCGCCATCTAAAGAATATATTTCAAAATCCAATAATCGCGCACCCTGTTTAATTGTTTCAGTTAGAGGTATTAAATCAACAAAATCTTTCTCTAAATTTCCTCCACAACAACTATTGTGACTGCTCATGACATAATAATCTCTTAATAAATGTCTGTGGTTAGCATTGGAATGGTTTATACCTCCAATTTGCGTCCCACCTAATTCTTCAAAATTTCTAATCATATCATTTGCATTTACATTAACCATATTAAGAGTTGTATTTACATTTAATGCTAAAGCAAAAACAACTAATATTATAACAAAAAATAAGAATATAGACAGGAAATATTTTTTATTTTTTATCATATCCATCATGTTTGATTTTGAATTTTCAAGTAAACTAGAAACATTGCTCATATATATATATATTAAAACAAAAATTATTATTATAAATTATTTTAAATTAAAAATAAAAATATATGATTAATTTAAAATGACTGGTGGCTTAATGAATTTAGTGGCATATGGTAATGAAAATTTATTATTTAACGGTAATCCCAAGAAAACTTTTTTTAAAGCCGTCTATAAAAAATATACAAATTTTGGGTTACAGCGTTTTCGTATAGATTTTGAAGGATCAAAAATATTAAATGAAAAAACAAATACGGTTTTAGAATTTAAAATACCTAGATATGCTGAATTATTATCGGATACGTATTTAGTTATAAATTTGCCTAATATTTATAGTCCATTCTATAATTTTAATGCGGAAGAAGGTGTGGATAATAAAAATGGGCATTCTTTTTCACCTTATGAGTTTAGATGGGTTGAAGAATTGGGGACAAATTTTATAGAGGAGATTGAGGTATTTAGTAGCGGGACAACTTTAGCCCGCTATAGTGGCGAATATTTGAATTGTATTAAAGAACGAGATTACAGTAATTCTAAAAAAGATTTATGGGATGAAATGACGGGAAATATAGCGGAAATAAATGATCCTGCTAATGCACATGGGAATGTGAATGTATATCCGAATTGCCATTTTACTGATGCTGGATTAGATATTGAACCTTCCATACGAGGAAGAAGAATATATATTCCGATCGAGGCATTTTTCTGTCATACAAGTAAAACAGCATTGCCTCTGGTGGCACTTCAGTATCAGGAAATATCAATTCGTATTGAATTTAAACCGATTATGGATCTTTATACTATTAATAATGTAAATGAAGATCCTAATCCTAATGGATTATCATACCGAACACGACCCAATAAAAATATTTTAGATCATCAGATGTGGAGATTTTTACAAGCGCCTTATGATGAAAAAGCAGACACAAGTCTTTATAATAAAAATGTGTCAGACTGGAAAACAGATATTCATTTATCAGGGACATATGTATTCCTGGGTCAAGATGAAAGACGAATAATGGCATCGGAACAGCATAATATACTTATTACACAATTATATACTTATAATTTTTTAGATGTATCTGGAAGTCAAATTGTTGAAATAGAAAGCAAGGACATGATTAAAGATTATATGTGGAGATTTAGACGTAATGATGCTTATTTACGAAATGAATGGTCTAATTACACAAATTGGCCTTATAATAATGTAAAGCCGATGCAAGTATCGTTATTTTCAAATGAAAGTATTCCAAACCCGGCAAGAATGTTTATTACTGGTAATATAGGAGAGAAAAATAATGGGGTAATCACAAATGATTATCCTATGAATTTAAGAGACATACTTATTGATTTGGGTATTTCTATGGATGGGGTTTATAGAGAGAAAATACTAGATGCTGGAGTGTATGACTATATTGAAAAATATGCCAGGACAACTGGTGGGGCGAAGAGGGGATTATATTGTTATAATTTCTGTTTAGATAGCAATCGTAAAGAATATCAACCAAGTGGTGCTATGAATGTAAACAAATTTAAAACAATTGCGTTTGAATTTAATACGATTGAAACGCCTTTTACACCTGAAGGAAGTAATGTGGAGTTTATTTGTGATATGAATGGTAATGCGATCGGATTTCGCAAAACGAGTGCGATTTTAAACGAATATAATTTTGATTTGCGAATATTTGAAGAGAGATACAATGTTATAATTGTTCAAGGTGGACGAATAGGATTAATGAATGCACGTTAAAACTTTTTCTAAAAGTTTTGTTTTGAATAAACTTTTTCTAAAAGTTTTGTTTTGAATAAACTTTTTCTAAAAGTTTAAAAATTGATGTTTTTTATTTGATATATAATTTATTTATTATGATGAATACTATGACAACCCCAGATTGTATACAAGCTATCACCAGTTCTGCAGGAGATAATCCAGTTATATTGATTGATTTGCAATTTCTAAAAAATTGCCCAAGATTAGAAGGTGCTGATATTTTCAAAAAACTTTTTGGTCTAGTAGAAAGTGACGATGTATTTTGTTATAAATTAAAAATGGATAATGGCTATGCTACTATTTTACAGGATTTTGGTATTACATATGATCAATGGGTTGACTTATTACTATTTCTAAAAACGCCAAATGTTTTCAGAACAAATTTGTCTATTGAGTATTTGATAAATAATAATTCTTTGGAATATGTATTGCAAACACTGGAAGATGTTATGATAACTAGTATAAAATTAGGTGGTATCCCTAAATTTGAAACATTCTATAATGACTTTTGTGAAAAAATAAACAATTATCACGCACAAAGAAATCAAATATATAATCCTCTTCTTCCTGCGAAAGATGAAAACAATAAATTTATTTGGGTTTGTTATGATGCACAACAAACTGGTTTTTGGGATTTTCACAAAATGTATAAATATAGCGATGGATGGAGTGCAACACAACGAAATAAAGGTCCATATACATGGTTTAGAAAACTAAAGGATGGAACGGAAGGAGATATTGAAGCAATTTATACCGCATCTGAAGTTGAAGATGAAATTTTACAAATTGATGATCATGAAGGGCAAATTCAAGATGATGGGGATGAAGTAAATAGTGGACAACAACCATGGATTGACAATGATGAACAAGATATTCCTTATCATGGCGGATGGTAATTACGAAGCCCATCTAGCCATTGCTTGAATTTTAAATTTGTTATTATTCTCAATAAACCATTTTTTTTTACCGGCATCCCATCGAGCCCCCCATCCTTTGGCCTCGTCTTTTTCTCCATAAGGCACATTCAAATAAATCTTCGTTTGCTTTGTTTTATAGGAGCAATGTGTTTGTCCAATCGCCAAATTTGCCAAACGATCAGCATTTTCATTGCCTAAACTATGTTGATCCTGTAATCCAGTATGAGCATTAATATGAATAAATTCTATGTTTTTCTTACCTTTACAAAATAAATAAGCCGTTTTCACTATTTTAGCATTCGGTATTTCTTCAAATTTCGTTTTTTTCCAGTTTTTCTTTTCACATTTCTCTCCGTAATCTGTACAACACCGAATAGAATATTTTGAATCAGAATAAATAATAATTTTTTTACCATCATCTATCTCTTGTCTAAGAATAGAAAGTGCTTTTATGATTGCAAGTAATTCTGCTACATTATTTGTTTGTGGTCCTTTATAAGCCTCACTCACATTTCTAGGATCATCTTTTCCAAAATAAACTCCAAATCCGGCTCGTGCATTTGATTTACCATTATTTGAACATGCCCCATCAGTATAAACAATTATTGCTTCTTCCTCTTCGTCACTAACATATTCTTCTATATCCAATTCAACATCTTCTTGTTCCATTTTATTAATTATTTTATTTTCCATTTCTTTTTTCAATTTAATGTTACGAGTCGTTTTTCGTATAATAAATCTCTCCATCTTGTATTTATTGAACATCTTATATTTAATATCAAAGCGAATTAAATATAAGGTTTATGTGAGATCTCTTTTTAGTGAGACCAAATAGCATCGTAAGGTTGTGGTGATTTGGTAGGATCAACTGGTTGATAATTTTTTGTATACGACGTTTTTGAACCTCCTAAGCGATTATCGGATTTCATCTCATGAGTAGCACCATCAACTGCTCCTTGATATTTTAAATCCCCCATAATACTTTTAAGTTCATTAACTTTTGCATTATTATGCTCACTTTGCCCACATTTTCTACGTCTTCTATGTTTTCCAGTTGCGATTGAATTTCCTAAATTTGACGCGTTTAATACATTATTAAGCACAGTTGTCAAGCGATTTTTATATAAAGATGCATTGATTTTATCCATATCGTATTTATATACAATTCTTCCAATAGTTACATATTCACTGTCTTTTAATCTTGGTTCTCTAAATCCCTTAATTCTTGATAAATCATCCATAAAATCTATACCAATTTGTGTGTAATCCAAATTGTCAGATCCTTTATCTAATTGACATGATGCTAAAGCCATTTTCAGAGATTTTTCTGTAAAAAGTCCTGGTCTAGTTCTAGCATAACCAAATTTATTTTTGGGTATCAAGACTGCACCACAATCATTGCATGCGCTATTATCTATATTACCGTCACTTACCCATGGACAATTGCGATAAGACTTACCTTCAAATATCTCATTTGAACACATATCATTGTCATATTGAGGGGCTAGACAACCATTTGGACATGTTTCTTTGCCTTTCTTGATAATAAACCCATTTGATAAACGACTGAATTTAGGATTTTGTGTTGAAAATTCTTGTGTAGCAACAGGTGTGTTGCTAGATTGTGAAGCATTACTAAGTTTTAGATTTTTAGTATTATTCATGACATTTTCTGTTACAGATGCTGGTACACCTCTAATTTTCTCTCCAATTTGCATAACTTCTTTACCTAAATAAGGTCTTGATTTCTGATATGCTTCATTTAAATCATTAAACGAATTATCAAATGCTTGTTTTAAATCAGGTTCTGCTTTTTGATAAGCCGTCTCTAAATGGGGCTGTGCTTTATTTAAATCTACTTTTGCTTTTTTATAAGCCGAATCTAAATGGGGGCGTGCTTTATCTAAATCTGATTTAGATTTAGTATAAGCACTTGTTAAACTGGGTACAGCAGCCATTATACCTTTCATAAAATCTGGTTTGCCAGCGTCCATTGCTTTCTTTAAATTGGGATTACTTTCAATAAAATTTGTAAGTTCGTCTTCTCCAGGTACATCATTCATATCAGTTGGTATGTTTGTCATTGCTTCTCCAAAAGTTCCACCTGTATTTAAATAATTACGAATATCCATATAAAAGAAAAATAATGTGTAAATTACCATAATAGTTAGTGCTAAATAAAAAAACATATATAATTTAATAATATATTAAATTTTACTAAATTATATTTAGAATATACTCCATGCTGAATTATATGGTTGTACTTTTTTTGTTTCGTTTTTTCCGGGTTTATATGTGTCTGTAAATTTGGCGTCGTCCATTGGTACACCAGCCAATTTCAATTTCTTTTTCATCATTGAATTACTATTGTCTCCAAACATTCCGGTTATACGTTTTGTGGTAGATTGTATAGGTTCATTCTCACCGTCAACAGAACTGGTTGATAAACTTGAACTTGCTAACATTTCGTAGACATCTTTCAAAACTTTCTGGGTATAGACTTGTTTTTGTGATTCTGATATATTTTCTGATTTAAGTTTGACTACAAATCTTCCCAATGTCTCATAATCTGTTTCATCAATATCAGGAATAGAAAAATTGCGAATAATGGATACTTCTTCTATAAAACTCTTACCAACTCTAATATAATTTGACTGACTTTCTTCTGCTAGATTAATATCCCCGGGAATTAAATGTTTACTATTTAACACCTTTTTCATTATATCCTTGTTAAATATTGAAAAATCTCGGGGATTTTCAACACTTGCATAATCATTTTCCATATCTGGTTGAGATGCCATATTATTATTATCAGTCATTGATTTACGTTGTTCTTCGTGTTGCTGTTCTTGAACAATAATAGGCTGATCTGTTACTGTTTGAGAATCATTTTGTTGATTTTCCATTCCCTCAGCAAATACTCCTCCCATTTTCAATGTGTATGAGTTTTTATAGTTTGTAATATCAAAATAAAAATGATAAATAATAAATCCAAACATTAATATAAGTCCTAAAATAAAAAGTATTTCTCTCATTATATATAATTTATTATTATAATAAATTATATTTGATCATATATTTTTTTCTTGATATTAGATTTCATTTATTGAGAAATTAAATGTGAATTTAATTGTTGACTTACCACAACAAAAGTAACACATTTACTCATATGTTTTATTTTGTGGGCGTTAATATATGCACATGTTGATCTTATTCCACCTAAATAATCTAAAACTGTATTATTCAATTGTCCTTTATACCGAATCTTAATAACTCGTCCTTCAGATGATCTATATTTCTCCATCGAACCGTAATGTTTTTTCATTGCTAATTCACTACTCATTCCATAAAACATTTTGTATTTTTTTATCTCTCCATTTGATTGTTTTTCTTCTATTACTTCCCCCGGATTCTCCTCGTGTCCTGAAAATACCCCACCACACATTACAAAATCTGCCCCAGCTCCAAAAGCCTTCGCCATATCACCAGGACAAGTAATTCCACCGTCACCTATAATAAATCCACCACATCCGTGCGCAGCATCAGCACAGTCAATAATTGCACTTAATTGTGGAACTCCTACACCAGTCTTTAATCGAGTAAGACAAGCACTTCCCGGACCAATACCAATCTTTACACCATCTACCTTACCATTAATGATAAGTTCTTCTACCATTTCTCGAGTTGCTACATTACCAGCAACAATTATTTTATCAGGGAAAGAATCTCTCAGTTTATGACAATAATTAACTACTTGTTGCATATATCCATTTGCAACATCTACACAAATCCATTTTGCATTTGTACATGTAATAATATCATATAATTCAGAAAAGGTACTTTCATCAATACCGGTTGAGATCATAAAATAATCTGGATTTAATGGAGATAGTTGATGTCTTTTTTTAAAATCGGCAACGGTATAAAACTTATTTAGACATGTAATCATTTTATGTTTATTTAATACATCATAAATTTCTAATGTTCCTGTTGTATCCATATTTGCAGCAATAATAGGTACACCTTTCCATTTTCGTGTTGAATATTTAAATGTTATTTCTCTTTCTAAATCAACCTGACTTCGAGAAGAAATAGTTGTTCTTTTAGGTCGGATTAGGACATTATTGAAATCATATTGTGGTGTATTAATTATTTTCATATATTTTTAATTATTAAGACAGTTTTAAGTATATTTTTAATATTCAATGTATATATATGCCATCATTTGATTGGAATAAGATGTATGAAGATACAAAAGTTGGGAGTAAATGGTTAGGAAAAAATGCGATGGGTAGTGAAAAAAAAAAGAAAACCAAAAAGCAAAAAAAAAAGGAAAAATCGAAAAAAATCCCATTGACACAAAATGAAAAAATTATGTATACGGTAATGTTATTGATATGTATCCCATTAGGAGTATTATTTTTCGTGTATTACAATTCAGGATTAATGCAAACAATAATAATGGCAAAGGGGTTATATAAAACGGAGAGAAATCTTGGAATACCAACAGATCCAGATAAGGTTCCTTATACAAAATCAACAACACCCGGGACAAGTCATGATCCATCAAACAGTAAAAGTGTATTTGATTTAATGGACAAACAAAATAAAAAAGTAGCGGGAGTAAATCCACCTAAGCAAACAGGCGGTAAGAGATTTAAACAAAAAGGTGGTTTTAATAGAGCAACAAATGATGTAAAACCATTTTTAGATACTACAAAATTTGGGTTTCCGTATACATGGTATGATAATGATAATTTATTAATGAGAGGAGTAAGTGATTATTTCACTACCTTTTGGACATTTATGAGAGGAGGATTAGTAAAACTTTTAGATATATGCAATGAATCTCTTTATAGCGATGGTTATACAGGTCATCCGCAAGATTTAGGAGGACAAGTGTTTGATTTTGCTAAATTTTCATTTATTCTTCCCATGCTTTCATCTCTTATGTATGTAGGTAATATAGGTTTAGGGACGGTCGCCCTGGCATGGTCATCTATAAATAACCAAACATTATTGCTACCATTTTGGATTGTAGTTGGTATATTAAGTTTAACGATAGGTATTATTACTACTATTGCTGTTACAGGATTAACAGTTTCATATCTCAATATATTTGTAACAATTGCTTTTGTTTTATTAACAATATCAGTATGTTTCTTTTGGCCTTATGGAATTACATGGTTGTATACAGTATCTATGATACTTAAACCAAATGAAGAAAAAAAGAGATTATTTAGAAATTATCTTAAAAACTATGAACTTTGTTGGATCTTATCAATGATATCCTTATTAGGAGTAACAATTTCTTATGTTTGGGAATGGCATATAATTCCCAAGGTCGCATTTGGCGGTGTAGGCGGTGCATTTATACTTCTTAGAGCAATGGGATTATTTTAATTTACCTTTTTTTCAAAAAAGGTAAGAAAAAAAAACTCATTAAACAAAATATCAAAAAAACATAGATCCCGTTAACATATTATCAAAAAAAAATTATATACTATTATAGTATATGATTGCTTTTTTCAAGTTGCTTTTTAAGAAATTCAATAAATTTCATCCTGTTCTACAAGTTCTTACCACATTTGGTATTTTATATATTATTCGCATGATATATAATACATTTTTATACAGTTATTTTAGCTCTTTTAATTTAGAAGGTTTTGGATCACCAAAAGAATTGGTGTATTTCCATATGGATGGATGTGGACATTGTAAGAATTTCTCTCCAATTTGGGACCAATTTGCATCAGGTTATAATGGAAATCTTAAAATTAGAAAAGTAGAACGTGCTGATGCAGGTAATGAACTTGAGAAATATCAAATACAAGGGTTCCCATCTATTTTATTATTAGATGGACAGGGTGGGAAAAAAGAATTTTCAGGCGATCGCAATATGCAAAACTTAGAGGCGTTTGCAAGAAATTAATTTTGGACCAAGAAATTAATTTTGTTCATTACCCCAAACATTATCTATAAATTTATATATCCTATTCAGATCTAACTTATTAATCTCATAATTTTCATTATTAAATAATTCTATAATATATTCTAAATCATGTTCGTTTCTTAAATTTATAAAATATGAAAACATATCCTTTACATCCATAGATAATTGTCGACATAAATCATTAATAAAAAGAGAATTATTATATTCCGTCGAATATTTTGTTAAAACTTTGGTAAAACGAATATTTTGTCTCAAGTTAGATTTTTTTTTTGGTTTATAATTTTTATGAAATAAATGATTATTGTAAAATGTTTTAATTAATGAACTCATTTCATTAAATATCCATATTTGTTTTTGAAATGTTATCCTGTCAATGTAGTCTGAAAAACAAATATTATTTAATATTTTATTATAAAAAACCATACTTAGCGATTTGGGATAACCTTCTAGTTGATCTATTATGTTTTCATGATATAATAAACCAACACTAGTTCTATCCGTTTCATTCATAACCTCTAAATGATTAGATATTAAATATTTTTTTTGAAATAATAATTTAATAATATCTTTTACATCTTCACTATAGTTTTTTTGTTTAAACATATTTTGAATCAATTGATTTTTCAGTATTTTTTCTTGATTTTTATAAATATGATAGGTTGAATTTAATTTTTGCAAATCTCCCTGTATAAATTCTGACATACTTTTTGTTAAATCTGTTTCCAATGTAGGCATTAGAATATTAATAAGTTGTAATATTTGATCATTTGTCGGAGTTTCCAAACAAACTGTCACACAGACCTTCATCATTTCCTTAATTTTCTTATCAATATGTTGATTTCCGATACAAATAATAGGGATCATTGTACTATTTTCTTTTTTTTGTTTTTTAGTTTTTTTTGGACGTATTAATTTAATTAGTGAATTAATTCCCCCCTTATCACCACTATTCATACCATCTATTTCGTCCATAATAATTGCTATTTTTTTGGTTTTTTTTTGAAATAAACTCAATACATTTTTATCAGCCATATTATGTTTTGTAATATTTTCAATAATAGATTTATTTCTAACATCTCCGGCATCGTATCTAATAATATCATATTCCAGTTTTTTTAAAATTAATTCTACAAAACGACTTTTACCACTACCTGGTGCACCATATACAAAAATACCGCGACTTACTAATAAATTTTTTTTATTTTCCTCAAAAAATTTCAAGGTTTTTATTAATAATTTTTCATCTTCTTCTCTGTTTAGAATTAAATTTAAATTTAGTTGGTCCATTCTATATTTCTTTTCCTTGTTTTTTTAAATTTATTTTTAATCTTTTCTTTATTTTGATGTATTATTTCATTGCATCTATTTTCTATTTTATAATTTTTAGAAAAATAAATAATTTCATCTAATCGGTTTGAAAATATCAAATTTTTATATGTATAATTTTTATTGGTTTTATTGTATTTTTTTATATTAATTGAATTATGAACATTAATAAAATTATTAAAATAATGATCAAAAATTATATATAAATTTTTTCGCATTAGAAACCGATAATATTTTCGTTCCAGTAAAAGGGGCGTTTGTAATTTTTTATTATAACTTTCGATCCAATTTTTATGATTGGTTAACCTTAAATCATATTTAGGAACAAATGGTAAAATAACAAAATTCAAAATATCTTCTGGTATATTAATATCTTCTGGTAAATTAATAAAATTCATTAATAATAGATTTTATTAAATTTATTTATAAAAATTTAATTTGTAATTTAGCATAATCCCATATTGGTAATACCATCCCATTCTATAGAACAGTCTTTAGCAAAATTGCATTTGTTTACATTTCCATCAGGTCCTAAAAATGCAGGAACATTAAAATCTGGTCCTTTGGGACAGTTAATTCCTAAATTTTGAACATTCAAACATTTTCCAGTAGAAGCATCTTTTTGCCAATAATCCGGACACGATCCTACTTGTGGAGGAAATTTAATCTTCTTTTTTGATTGACCCATTAATATTGCAATAACAATCATTAGAAGTAAAAACATAAAAATAGCAGTATAACTAACAATAGTTTGAAAAGAAGCCATGTATATAATCATAAAATATAATATTTTTTTATTATATATATTATTATGAATGCAAACGGAAGAATAAATATTTTAGATGAACAGTCTCAAAATGTATTTAGTTTATACGATAAAATACCCATAGACCAAAAAATGTCTAGTTACAACGATGCATTAACTGGTAATTTTGAAAAATCCAATTTATCACGCGCATTTTTTTCTGCTAAAAATATTATAATTATTCAAAATTCTTTAATGGCCAATGTTCATAAAGCATCCAATGGACATTTCAATATAGGTTATCAAAATGAAGATACTTTAAAGATTATAATGAGAAGTGTATTTCTTCAACATTCTGCCAATTTATGTAGTAATATTACAGAACAAATCGTAGAATTAAATAAAATAGTTGTTGAATATTGTGTACCAAAATTATGCAGCGAGGCCAGTGCTTATATAAAGTATAAAAATGATATTAGCACATTGGCAGTACCACTAAATAGACCTATTTCCACTTATAACAATAATACATTAGAACTTAAAAACTTCTTTTAAAATGTGTATATATGTTTCTTAATCACTATTTTAATTTTTTATTTTTTAATATATTACATTCTAGATTGAATAAAATATATAGTAAAAATATGGCTAATAATTTTACATCATTGGTCCATGCTACAGGCAGTACTATTCTAGCAGGACACTATTTATTAAATCAAAATAATTATGATACGTTAACATCCTATAGTTCTGCGTATTTTGTATATGACTTGCTTTTTTTAGTGCGGTACTGGGAAGCAAAACCGCTACATTATGCTTATGTATATCATCATTTTGCAGCATTATATTTAATGCATCAAGACCCGGTTCTCTATAAAGGTGGTCACATATTATTTTTGGGAGAACTTTCTAATATTCCATCTTATTTTGTTTATTATTACCGAAAACAACCAAATAAAGAAAGTTTGGTTAAAAAACTGAAATATTTACAGTTTTTTCTATATGCAGGTATAAGAATTCCATTAATAGGTAATATATTAAAAGATGCATATTATTCATCTGTTGCAACCAATAATTATATACCATTTATTGTAGGGTCTCCTATTTTTTTTATGGGTCTATTTTGGTCAAAAAAGTTATTTGATAAACTGTAATTTCGATAAAATTTATTCTAAAATTTATTATTATTTTTAGCATAAATACAAATAAATGGATAATATATATGATTATCGAATTTAAAAACTGCAGTTATAAAAATAAACATTTGGTCGGTGGTAAAAATGCTTCACTCGGAGAACTTTATAATATCTCTAATGAGTTGAAATTTAATATTGCAGATGGTTTTGCAATAACAACCACATTTTATAGTGAATTTATTAAAAATAATAATATAGATGAATTAATCGAACCTATTATAAATAATATAGATTATGATGATTTTGAACAACTTAATAGTAGTTCTCAAAAAATTAAAGATTTATTTAATACTTCTGTTTTTACAAAAAAACAAATGGACATGATAATTAATAATTTTATCAAATTAAAATCTAATTATAGCAATGAAATACAAGTAGCAGTAAGATCATCAGCCGTATGTGAAGATTTACCAAACGCTTCTTTTGCAGGACAACAAGATACATATTTAAATATTACACATAATAATCAACTATTGGAGTGCATAAAGAATTGTTTTGCGTCTCTTTTTAATAGTAGGGCGATATCTTATAGAAAAACTAATAATATTAATTTTGAAGATGTTAAGATTTCTGTTGGTATCCAAAAAATGATACGGTCTGATATAGGATCGGCTGGCGTTTGTTTTTCACTTGATACTGAAACTGGATATAGTAAGGCCATCGTTATAAATTCAGCATTTGGATTAGGGGAACTGGTTGTTAGCGGAGGAGTTAAGCCAGATGAATTTATAATTGATAAACGTATATTACAATTTCCAGAAAAAGATCCCATTGTTAGTAAATCCATTGGAGAGAAAAATACAAAAATTATATATTCAGAAAATGGAATAATAGAAATAAAAACAAACAAAAATGAGAAAAAACAATTTAGTTTGACTAATTTACAAGTAATAGAATTGGCCAGACATGTTAAATCATTGGAAAAAAAGTATAGTATGATATTTGATAAAGAAATAGGTATTGATATTGAATGGGCATTGGATGGGTTAGACAAAAAACTGTATATAATTCAAACTCGTCCAGAGACGGTTCACACTAATAAATCTAATATATTAGAAAAATATAAATTATTAGAGCCGGGTGAAAAAATACTATCAGGTGTTGCGGTTGGAGAGAAAATATCATCTGGAAAAATAACGAAATTAAAAGATATAAGTGAACACAAAAAATTCAATGATAATGATATTTTAGTTACTAGTATGACAACTCCTGACTGGGAACCACTTATGAAAAGGTCATCCGGAATTATTACTGATAAAGGAGGTAGAACTTGTCATGCCGCGATCGTTGCTAGAGAATTAGGTATTAATGCTATTGTTGGAACATCACATGGTAGTAAAACTCTAAGTGACGGTATTGAAGTTACATTATCTTGCGCAGAAGGTGAAACTGGATTTGTTTATAAAAATAAATTAAATTTCCAGATTGATAAATTAAAAGTTGATACAACAAAAAAACTACCAATTAAATTAATGTTAAACGTTGGTTCACCAGAAATGGCCTTTTCAGCAAGCATGTTGCCAAATGATGGCGTAGGATTAGCAAGATTAGAATTTATTATTAATGACTATATTAAAATCCATCCAATGGCTCTTTTACAATACCCTAATCTAAATATAAAATTAAAAGAAAAAATACAAACAATTATGGGAGAAGAGACTGATGGTAGGAAATTTTTTATTAATAAATTAGCAAAAGGTATTTCTAAAATAGCATCCGCATTTTATCCAAACGACGTAATTGTTAGATTATCAGATTTTAAGTCCAATGAGTATAAAAATCTAGTAGGTGGTGAACTGTACGAACCTGACGAAGAGAACCCCATGATAGGGTGGAGGGGTGCGTCAAGATATTACTCTGATGAGTACAAAGATGCTTTTGCATTAGAGTGTTTGGCTCTTAAATATGCTAGAGAGAATATGGGACTAGATAATATTATTATTATGATCCCTTTTTGTCGAACCCCCGGAGAATGTGAAAATGTTTTACACGAAATGAAAAAGCATGGACTTGAACGCGGTGTTCATAATTTGAAAATTTATTTAATGTGTGAAATACCCAGTAATGTTATCGAGGCTGATAATTTTTCTCAGTATGTAGACGGTGTATCTATAGGGGGCAATGATCTATTACAGTTGACAGTGGGAGTAGATAGGGATTCTGATAAAATAACTCATTTAAGTAACCATGAAAATATAAGTTATAGAAGAATGATTAATATGGCAATTGAAACTTATAAAAAATATGGAATAAAAGTTGGGTTTTGCGGACAACAACCATCCGATAGTATAGAATTTTGTGAATTTTTAATAAAATCAGGAATTAATTCTATATCAGTAACTAGTGATTCGGCTATTAAAACATATCAAAAATTATCTAGTATGTAAGTTTTTTTGAATAAAGGTCTATTTATAATTATCATTCATAATTATAAATTCTAGTAATCAGAATAAAAGGTGTCTTTATAATAACCCAATCCTTCAGAACAATTTTTAAAAACATAACCTTCTTTACTACCATTAAATCCATCACTGGGTATAAAATTTTCTGAATGTATAAAATTTTTTGAATTTTCTAAACCTTCTTTTTTAGTATTGAAAAAAAAATAATATATAATTAATAAAATAAATATACCACCCATAATAAAAATCATATATATATTTATATATATATTGTTTAATTTGGTGTATTCATATATGTCTTGTTATTTTTTAACTTTTTATATTTAAGATAATACATATTGTCTGAAAAAGTTTGAGTTTAACTATCCGATATATCCTCGGACACAACATTATAACAAGTGTCTAATTAATCAAATACAAGAGTACATCATCAGAATACAAACTCCATTAGCAAAGAATTTCATATTCAGATCCTTTATGCTAACATCATATTATTTATTTTTGAAAAAAATAAAATATATGGTAAAAATAAGCATGCCTATTTTAATTGCGATACACTCATATATATATGAAGTTGCTGATTATTGTTCAATGCACCCTGGAGAAGGAATTGTTAATAATTATTTAAAAAATGGAAATACAAATGATACAGATGAATTATTAATAGAAGCTCAAAATAATAACTTTCAAAAAACACAATCTGGTATTTCTTTTGTATGTCCATTTTTTTTTAAACATAGAATACCCAAATATTTTCATTACATAGATGAAGGTAATTTAGAAGATGAAATAAAAAAAATATTTTCAGGAAAAGAAAACAATTGTTTTATTTTAAGACGTAATATTAATACGAATAATAACAGTTTAATTATTACATATTTTATAAAAAATGATAATAGAATTCGTCATAAATATATAATAAAATATAAAAATTTTTGGCACGGATATTTATATATCAATAATAAGGTTAACGGTAATAAAGAAAAAGACATTGAAGAATTAATAGATAAAATGATGAAAGATTTTATACCAATTAATCATAAATAAAAAAATAACTTCATATAAAATATTTTTTTATTTATTACTATTTATCACTATTTATTACTATTTATCACTATTTATTACTATTTTGCATTTTTCTCTTTCTTTTTAGTCTTTTTCTTCTTTTTATCAGTCAATCCCTTTGATCTATTAATTCTATCAATCTTGTATTGTTCATATTCCTTTTCCAAGGTGCGTAATTCTCTAAGCCACATTTTTTGTACAGATGTTTCTTTTAGTTTATTAAGATCTGTTTCCTTATCACCCTTGTCTTTCAATAAAGATTGAAAGTTCTCTTCACATACACTATCCATCGGCATTTTCCGCAAATATTTATAATCTTCATCTCCATCCATTATCGCATAGTTTCTTGTCTTAAGTAATTCGATGATTACATCCTTCTTTTTCTTGCGCAAATCAATCACATCATCGCAATTTTCCTTAATAAATCTAGCCTTATTACTAATTAACACAAGTTCTCTTTCAAGCATATCAATAATATATGCTTTTCTTTTCACATATGCATCTAAGCGAATATCAACAAACTCATTGATAATATCATAAATAGTATTATATTTTCTCAATTGCTGGTCTTTATTGAAAAGATACATATTAGATGTCTTTTTCGTGGTTGTAAGTTTGAAAATCTTTTCAAGACCATTAATATGGTTTGTAATATTTTTCGCAATCAAATCTGGAAGTTTTCCAACATGTAATTTCACTATAAATTCTATAACAGTATCTGTACACGAATCGATATATGTTTTTATAATAGGTTCTTTTCTTTTACCAGCTTTATTCTTATCTTCAATGAGTGTTTCAAGATAAGCCTTATAATCACTTGTCCATGTTCCAATAGGCAGTTCAGTAATTTTAATAGTATCAAAACTAATAATTTCATAACAACCCTTGAACAGAAACTTATCTTCCTCTATTTTAATAATTTTACCCTTAAATCCCTCATAATAAGGCTGAATTTTATGTGTATTCATCTTTTCCGGATTTTTAATAGAATATCTCAAATAATCAATAATCTGAGTAGGATTATAACTCATCCCTTCATAACTAAATCCTGTGCCGATACCTTTTCCACCATTTACTAAGATCATTGGAATAATAGGAATATACCATTCAGGTTCAACTTTAGTACCATCATCATCCAAATAAGTCAAAATATATTCATCGTCTTTAGGGAATATAAAACGTGTAATTGGATTAAGTAGAGTAAAGATATATCTCTCACTGGCACTATCCTTTCCTCCCTCCAGTCGAGTACCGAACTGACCATTTGGCAGAAGAGAATTAATATTATTAGATCCAACATATTCTTGAGCAAGACCTACAATCGCCTTATTTAAACTCATCTCACCATGATGATAACATGAATGTTCTGAAACATATCCTGCAAATTGCGCTACTTTAATTTCTGTCTTAAGTGGTTTTTTAAAGGCACAGTATAAAATCTTCCGCAAACTCGTTTTAAATCCATCCACCATAGACGGAATACTACGTTCACAATCATATTTCGAAAAATGAATCATTTCACGATCTATAAAATCTTCATAATAAATACTATTGTTATCTGGACATAATGTTGCAGATCTATCATAATTTCCAAGCCACACCTTCCTATCATCAGCACGTGTTTTATTAAACACTTTATCAATCGCATCATCGCTTTTATCTTCACTATAATTAAACCAAACAACTTTCTTTTGTGCGAAATATTCTTTAAATTCTTTTGCAGTACTCGTACCCAAACCTTTATAATATTTTACCTTCCAACCCTTACCACCATCATGTTTTACTTTCCATTTTGTATAATCATTTTCATTATAAAATGATTTTACTTTCTTGCCTTTAGTTGCCTTTAAGATAGGTGTATTCATAAATCCCAGAAAGTTTGGAATTTTAACCAAATCTTTCCATTGAGAATGAAACATATTAATACCCAATCCTTTAATATGACTTCCATCCAAATCCTGATCAGTCATAAATAAAATTTTACCATATCTAAGACATTTTTTAGCAGAAACACTATCATAATTTTTATTAGATATAAGTCCTACGATTTTTTTAATATTAATAATTTCAGCATTTTGATTAATTCTAAGTATATTCTCATGAAGAGTATTTAATAATTTACCCTTCAATGGAAATACACCATATCTATTTCTATCTTCTTTGCTCAAACCTGAAACAATACCGGCCTTTGCCGAATCTCCCTCACACAAAATAAGAGTACATTCTTCTGACTTGGTACCACCTGCCCAATTAGCACCCATATATTTTGGAATTCCTCTAATATTTCTCGTTTTTCTTCCATCTGTTTTTTTAACTAATTTACTGTCTTTTATTTCTGTTAAACTTATAGCCGTATCCATAATACCCATTTTTGCTAGTTTCTCAATAAATTTATCACTAATAATACATTTAGATCCAAATTTAGAAACAGGAGTATTCAATGTTTCCTTTGTCTGACTATCAAAACTCGGATTTTCAATCACACAATTTATAAATATCATGAGTTGTTCTTTAATTGTCGTTGATTTTACCTTAATCTTTTTCTTTTTTTCAATATAGATTGTTAACTTCTTAATTATTTGATTTAATATATAATCTACATGTTTTCCACCTTTTAATGTATTAATACCATTTACAAATGATACTTGTGTAAATTCATCTAATGGACTATTACACGCTACTACCTCCCATCTGTTATCAGACTTTTCATATACTCGTTTTGCTTCTAATTTTGACCCAACATATAAATCAATATATTGTTCAAAATTTTTATCATGCACAGGTTTAGAATTAAATGTAACTGTCACATTGGTATCGGTAACAATCCCAATGTCATATGTTCGTTTCTTGAATAGATTGAACATATCATCTGTCAAAGTATCAATGCCAAATCTTGCATAATCTGGTAAAAATGTTACTTTTGTATATGGAGCACATTTTGTCTTGGTAATTACAGGTTCTTCAATAATATTTAAATTATTTCGGAAGGTTTGTGTATATTTTTTTTTCCTGACATGATCGATTGTTTCTATTTTGCCCCATTTTGAATAAATTAAGACTAATTTAAAACCAAATCCATTTTTACCACCCACAATTTTCTTTTCATCTTTTTTATAATTTGTTGATGTCCTAAGATGACCGAAAATCATTTCAGGGATCCATAATTTATTTTCAGGATGTTTAGCAACATCAATTCCATTTCCATCATTATACATTGTAATAACACCTGTTTCTTTGTCAACCTTTATATTAATTTGAGTAACAGGAACAATATTCTTTTCTTTATTTTTTTTCTTTTCACATAACCGAACGACATGATCTCTGCAGTTTACAATTCCTTCATCGAAAAGTTTATATAATCCACCAATAAACTCATAATTCTGATGAGAAATTTCATCTTTTTCATTTAATATCCAATTTTTTGTAGTATCACTGTCAACTGTACCTATATACGTATCGGGAGCATCCAAAATATGCTCAATATCTGTTTTTTGTTGATAAATTTCAGTTAATTTTTGGTCAATAGTAGACGGCATAATAGAGATATTCTTGTTTTATCTCTTTAAATTATTTTCAATTTTTGTTATTATTTTAAAATAACAAAAATATTATACACTTAAGAACTTTCATCTTCTGTTATGATGAAGTGAAGCAACAATTCAACAGGTTTGGTATTGGCATTTCCATTAGAGATTAACATAGATAAAATAAGTTTATTATCTTTTTGTAGTTTTGTTTGTGGAATACTATATTTTCCTAAATGTTGATTTATACTTTCTATTAATTGTGAATAAGAAAGAGCATTGCCAATATTGCAATTATTTAATTCAGTCCATTTATCAGCTATCATTAATTCACGAGAAATATCTATATAAGAACTACGGGACCATTTATCAGAAGTTAAGCAAACATCTTGTTCCCATAAATTTACTACTTCTTTTATTAAATTATATCCGTGATTTTCTATAGGATTATCAACTCCGTTAGAATGTCTCCATCCTTTTATTAAATGTTTACTGTTTGTAAGAATAGACATCGCTGTTTCAAGCATAGGCATGCCAAACTCTTTACTATATTTATAAAATAATTTCCTCATATTATCACCAGTAATACCATAATATTGTGCAACTTGTGTTAAGTCATCTTCTATTTTAACATCGAATAATTCAACTTTATGAGATGTGGATTCTGCAATATTCACGGTGTTAATTTGAAGTTGTGCAAATACAATTCCTTTAATAGATGGTATATCACTTGGATCAAGAACTTCTAATACACTCTCAATATGATGGACTATACCATTTGTTGCTAAAAAATCTGAATTTACAATTTTAGATATATTATCTTTCGCAACAACATATATTTTGTTGTCTGATGGATTTTCATAAAATTTTAGAGTTGTACCACTTAATGTAGATACTTCTGTTCCATTTTCTGCGAATGTTTTTAATCCTGCATAATCATAGTTTCCTAAAACAACATGCGACTTTAAAATATCTATTTTTTGTGCATCAGTTAAAGGAGAAAATACTGAATTATATGTAGAAAACGCATTACTATTTGGAGCGAGAAATGTGTATTGTGTATTGATATCGGACAAGGTATTTATTATGTTATATTGTAATAATAAACCATATAATGTTTCAAGAGCAGTAGATGTATTGAAGGATGAAGACGGGTTAACATCCTTGCTAGAAAATTCTATTATACTTTTGACTGTATTTGTACCTGCACTAGGCTTTGGTAATGTAGAGTCATATACCCATGGTCCACCAGGAGGGAAATTTGTCATTATAAAAAAAGCATATATTTTATTTTTATAGAATATAAACTTTAGATAATTTTTATTTGTATATAATTACCCATTTTATACAACATACCCGAAAAAATACCATATATATTCCCACCATGATTGACCTCCTTTTTGGTGATATTCTCTTTCTAATCTAATATAAGATTCTTGTAATAATGTCTGTAGATCTCGCGTTTCTTCTTTTGCAATTGATAATTTACCTCTTTTTTCCCACATATTTATATAATTCTAATAAAAATACTTTTAGGAGATAATTTATTTAATTCATAAAAAAGTTCACAAAAATTATTTTTCTTTACATATTTTATAATGGTTAGAAGAACTAGAAAAAGCAAAAAAGGATCTAATGGAAAATATAATATGAACGGGAGAAGTTTTCAAATGTTAGTTGGATCACGTGCTCAAGTTATGAATGGTACTGCGTACAAAACAACGTACGGGTCTATAAAACCTAGAGGAGATGCTCTTACTAAAACTCATTTAAAATATAATAAAAATGGAAGAATTGTTTCAAAAACCAAAAGTTCTAAAAAAGCAAAACTTTTAGCACAATTGCGCAACGCGGGATATACCACACAAAAAGGAAAATTCGGTGCTGTCAAAATTAACGGAAGACGCACAAAAAAAAGAAGACGCACAAAAAAAAGAAGACGCACAAAAAAAAGAACCCTCAAAAATAAACGTAGATGTAGACACAGAACTGGAAAACTAAAGGGTAAATATAGAAAATGTTAAATATTATTTAATAACTTAATAAGACCATTTATAGATATTCTGTAATTAGTATTATACATTAAACATTTTGTGATTATCATTTTTAGATCTGCACTACATATTTGAAGTTTTTTCTCCATTAATTTATTCGTTCGAGTATTGTCTCCAATATTATAAATATATGTACTCTCTTCACAATCAAATACAAAAGTATTGGAATATAATAGATATATCATTATACCTATTGACCAAATATCTGTATTATGATATATTTTTTTATGAAATACAACTTCGGGTGGCATATAACCAATTGTTCCCATTATAGTGTCGATTTTTTTTTTTTTATAATCAGAACAAAATGAAAAATCTATTATTTTTATTTTAACTGGATCAAAGTGTTGTATTATTATATTTTCAAGTTTTACATCTAAATGAACTATATTTATTCCCATTTTTATTCCCATTAATATCTCCAAACCATATAATATATTTTTAATAAGTTCTAATGTTTTTTTTTCATTTTCTAAAAAAGTATTTTCTTTAGAAATATATGTAAATAAATCAGTACCCTCAATATATTCATAACATATAACAGGTTTTAAATTACATTCAAAATTACATATGAATTCCGCAAAATAATATGTATTAAGTTTTGTAATATTTCTTAGTATATATATTTCATTTTCAGCATGTTTTTCATAACCATTTTTAATAACTTTACATGATACATATCTATTATCTAATTTTATTTTAAAAATATTAGAAGTACTACCGTACCCAATATAGTTATTTATTTTTGTTTTAAACAAATTTTTTTTTATTTTCTTTATTATTTTACAACGAGCTTTTTTTTTTACAGTCTCATTTATATCATTTACACGGTTACTAGTATGAAAACAACATGTAAACATATATATATATATATATTTTTTTTTTTATTTTACTTTGTTTAATTCTTTTTTTTTTGTCATAAGTATTTAAAGATTTTTAGTACATAATTAGATATATGCAAAATAATAATTATGTTCTAGAAATGAAAACTGTTCAAATATCCCCCATGAGAACATTAATGACAGCATTAAAAGATATTTTATTAGAAACTAATATTATTTTCTCACAAGAATTGGTAAGTAAAGACGGAAAAGTATCTCCAGCAGGAATTAGAATTATAAATATGGATAAATCTCATACAATCTTAGCACATTTATTTTTAGACGCTTTTAAATTTGAACATTTTTATTGTAAATACCCGAAAATTATTATCGGTGTTAATATGTTTCATCTTTTTAAACTAATTAATTCAATAGATAATGATGATACTTTAACTATTTATATTGAAGAAGAAGATTATTGTGACGGTATTGTTGAATATTTGGGGTTAAAATTTGAAAATGGAGATATTAAACAATCAAAAATTCAAAAATTAAAACTTATTGAACCTGACGAGGAAGAATTAGACATGCCTTCTGTGAAGTTTTCTTCGGTTATTAATCTCCCATCGTGTGATTTTCAAAAAATTATTCGGGATCTCAGTAATATATCAGAAAGATTGGAAATCAAATCTATAGGTAATGAACTGATTTTTTCATGTAATGGACCTTTTGCAAGTTGTAAAATTCGCCGGTGCGAAAGTGACGGAATTACAGAATTTATTAAGAAAAATGAAGATTCAACGGTTATACAAGGTGAATTTTCACTTAAAAATTTAGGATATTTTATTAAGTGTACTAACTTGTGTAACAATATTGAAATGTATTTGGAAAATGATTTACCTCTTGTTGTAAAATATAGTGTTGCATCTCTTGGAGAGATAAAACTTTGTTTGGCCCCTCTTCCTTCATCTTAAACTTTTTCTCATTACAAAATAAACATAATCTTTAAATTTAAATGCTGTTGCTCCGAAAAATATCCCCAATGTCGCACCAATAAGTATTTGACCTACAGTATGACAATTAAAAATCCACCGACTTGCCATAACGCTTAAACTCAATCCACCAATAATTGCTATTTTTATAATTAGTGATATATTAATACCCTCTCCCAGTAATTTTAGAATTAAGAAAGTAGCAAATAAAGCTGAATTCTGAGAATGACCAGATGGCATTCCATATGAAGTTAATTTTTTTTCTTTTTTAGATAAAAATATACCACAATCTTTTGCACCTGCCGGTCTTGAACCCTGACCCAATATCGGAATATGATCGCCAAAAATAGGCTTTAAAACTTTATATTTTAAAGTATGATTGATTCCTTCTCCTAAGAATAACATCATTAATAAATATAAAAAATCCAAGTCACTAGTCATTATGTAAAGTAATACTGTAGAATACATCATTATTACAGGGTAAGCGCGTAATATACCTGAAATTGTCGAATTTATAGCCATATTTATTATATGACTATAAAATTATATTAATATAAACAAATTATTTATGTTTTTTAAATAGACACCCGCTTATATTTATTCCTTCTACCATTTGCAATTCTTTTGGATTTTGAAATTCTAAGTTTTGTAGCCATATTTTTAAAATACAGAATGTTTTTTTAGGTGATATAGTTATACCTGTTATTTTTTCCTGTAATTTATGATTATTAGATAATGTTTCACCTGTTAATAAATAACTCAATTGTGTCCATGTTTTATATACATCACTATTATTTACTTTAAAAGAAAAACACCCTCCATTCATATTTTTAGGGTCTTCCCATGTTGGATTTATGCCCTTTCGCATTAAAAATAACATGCAATTTTTTACCATTTGTGTAGGAACCGTATTCATACAAGAAATTACTTTTTCGACGGAGTTTAATTCTACAATTTTATTATAACTTCTTAGACTCCAATCAGTGTCATGTGGTAAATGAGCCCATAAAACCCAGTTATCATAAAGAACATGATCTTGTTGCTCGGTATCCTTTGCGAGCATAGAATCAACATTAGAGATTGATGCCATTATAAATACTATTGTATATTATTTTTTAAATTAGTTTTCATCTTGTTTAATTATATACCCGTCATCTCCCTCAAGTAAACAAAATTTATTATTATACATCTTAAATATATTAATATTCGTATCAATAAGTTGTAACTCATAATTTTCACACTGAATATCTGAAAAATATTTATTTATATACCAATCCACAAATTCTTTATCTAAAATTTTATTGTTTTTGATATAAAAAGGGTTCATATTAGTATGTATTTCTGTTTTTTTATACGATATATCCTCATTTGAATCTTTATTTTGATAATATTCAATTTGCAAAAATGGTTTGTCTATTTTTTCAAATTTCTTTAATTCTTCTATATTTTCTAATTCTGACTTATTTAAAATCCGTTTCCATAATACTTCATTACTATTTGAATATTTTAAAAACATTATATCAAAAAAAGTTTCATCTATAAAATATTGTCTTTCTTTTAATTCATTAATGTCACTTGTAAATGAATTATTATTATGATATCCTACAAATTCATATAATTCTTTTGACTTTTGAATTTTTGACCGAGATCTATTTTTAACTTTTTTTTCTTTTGAATTCAAATCTTCTAAAACTTTTTTGATTTTATTATTTACTTTATGGTAACACTTTACTGAACTCCAACTAACTCTTTCTGATATATTAAAAAATTTTTCTTTGTTAAAACAATATAAAATACTCATTCCTGATATACTTCCAATTGTTAAATATCCAAAAAATACAATAAGTTGATACATTATAAATAAATAGTATATTATTTCTTAATACTATTTATTTTGATACTATTTATTTTGATACTATTTATTTTGATACTATTTATTTTGATACTATTTATTTTGATACTATTTATTTTGATACTATTTATTTTGATATGTTATTTTCATTATTTCAATAATCAACTTAATACTCTATTTCCACAATTCACCAATTACTCTATTTTTACAAATAGCCATAGTTTCATTTATTCGACAAACACGTTGTTTATAATTTTTCTTAAATAAATTTCTTTTATTATTATTGAATTTACTCATTATTTCGTCTAAAATATCCTGAAAACATTCTTCTATTTTTATTTGTTTATCATCTTTTTTTAATCCATCTAAATTTTGCAAACATGATGTTGATTTATTCTTAAACCAACTAGCAATATCTTGTTCACCCATACCATAAAGCATATTTGTCATCTCATCTACAAATAAGTTATATTTAACTGTATTTATTGAATTTTCGTCATTATAATTGGTTTTATTTTCTACATTATTTCCGGATTTTTTATTTATATCCTGAATTTTTTTAGAAGCATCTTCTTCTTTCGTGCTATAAAATAAAAATGATTTCTGTAATATTTTTTTATCTTTTTCTGTTTTATCCATATTGTCATCTAAATCATTACCTACATCATTATTAGTACTTCCGCCACCACCTTCACCGGTTGAATATTTATTATAATAATCTAAAATTTTGTCTTCGCCTACATCTACTTTTTCATCTTCTAATTTGTTTCCGTGTTTATGATGTTTATGTTCTGGGAAATTGTTTCCGTGTTTATGATGTTTGTGTTGTTTGGGTTTTTTATTATCTTTTCCCGTTTTAATTTTTCCAGTGGACGGATCTAATCCAAACATAAGAAGTAAAATACTAACAACCAACGTCATTAAAATAAAGGGGACGAATACAATTAACCAGGAAATTATTCCTAAACCACTTTGACATAAATAATTCAATAATATAGTAAATATTACTGCTACCCATACCTTAATTAAAGCTGTATTATATAATCCTTTTACTGTATCAATTACTACTTGCGTAATTGAAAATAATAGATAAATTAGAGCCGGTGGACATAAATCTGTAAATACCATTAATCTTATACTATATTCACATAAAAATCATTTTTATATTTCAAAGATTAAATATGTAATTCCGATTTTTTATTATTAAATTTACCTACAATAATTAAATCTCCTTCATCATCTTCAACTGGTTCTCCTTCAGCATCACATTTATAAATATCTCCATTTATAGGATCATCTGTTAAATATAATGTTTTATCAATGTAAACCTCTTCTAATTCTAATTCCTCTTCTTCCTCCTCTTCTTCCTCCTCTTCCTCCTCTTCTTCCTCCTCTTCCTCCTCTTCTTCTTCCTCTTCCTCCTCTTCATCTTCTTCCTCCTCTTCCTCCTCTTCATCTTCTTCCTCCTCCTCCTCATCTTCTTCCTCATCTTCTTCCTCTTCTTCCTCCTCTTCTTTATCATGTTTCTTCTTTCCGCGCATTTCTAATTCCTCTTTCTCGTCCTCTTTCTCGTCCTCTTTCTCGTCCTCTTTCTCGTCCTCATCTAATTCTTCTTCTTCTGCATCTTTGGCTTCTTCTGCATCTTTGGCTTCTTCTGCATCTTTGGCTTCTTCTGCATCTTTGGCTTCTTCTGCATCTTTGGCTTCTTCTGCATCTTTGGCTTCTTCTGCATCTTTGGC